CGCAGGGTCAACTCAGCAAGGTCTCTGTCTCAAAAAGACACTACCAAGATGAGCGAGAGGAAGCACTCTGGCCTGAGAGGTTCCCTCTTGACGAACTCAAGAAAAGAGAGCGTTTAGACCCCAGAGAGTTTGCGTCCCTCTATCAACAGTCACCTTTCATCCGTGGCGGTAACATCATAAAAGAAAGTTGGTGGCAGTGGGACGACGACAAGCCTGACTGTAACCAGCTTATAATTGTAGCAGACACCGCGTTCAAGAAAACCGAGCAAGCTGACTTCTCCGTGCTAATGGTTATGGGGCTAGACAGAAACGGTGACATGCATATTCTTGACCTAATAAGAAACAAATACGACTTTCCTGAGCTAAAGAGAGTTTGCACACAGGTCAACGCCAGATGGCGAGGCAACGGGCTAAGAGGAATGTACATTGAGGACAAGGCCAGCGGCCAATCTTTGATACAAGAACTAAGGAACCAGTCAGGTGTATCTGTCCTTCCGTACAAAGTTACGGCAGATAAAGTGGCTAGGCTAAACGCTGTGACACCTCTTATAGAAGGCGGCAGAGTGTTCCTTCCTCGCTCTGCACATTGGCTGGACACATTCATGCTGGAGTGCCAAGCTTTCCCTAACGGAACAAACGACGACCAAGTGGACGCTTTATCTATGGGACTTGATGTATTATCCAGAATGGGCGGCGTTGTAAACGATATGTTTAGTGGGACGATGGATGTGTCTTCGTCACTTAATAAACAGTTTGACCAGAAGAGCGACGCTACCAACTGGTGGGAAAAAGCCGCTAAATCGGAAGACAAGTACATGAAGTCTTGGGGTGAAATGTAGATGCGTTATAAAGATATAAAGCTTGATAAGCATAACATGGTTGTAGACCTGTCTAACTTGGCAGAGCCTCTAATGGACTATCAAGACATCTCCGACATGCTTTCTGACGAACAAGAAATAAAGATTGTTGATTACGTCCGTGCGCTAACAAAGATGTCCTTTGAGCGGATTAGCCGACGGTACGACCATTGGCGGGACGCTGACCGCGCTCACGACGTATGGGTTCCAGCCGACAGCACGAAGTTCCGAGAGAAGGCAGTAGTAGCCGACACTCGCGCAATTGCCGACACAGTTATGACATACCTCATGGCGGCGCTCGCTGGGCGTAACCCTATGTTCCAGCTTGAAGGTCTTAACAGGAAGTCTCGCAAAGCCTCTCTTATTCTTGAGCGCCTTTTGCACCAGCACATGCGTCGTACAGCAGGGGAAGCCCGCATAGCGCAAATGCTTATGGACAGCATAAGATACGGCTTCGCCCCCACAAAATGTATATGGGACACAAAGACAAACACTAACCAAATCATTAACTTCGATCCACGCAAATGCTTCCCAGACCCACGGGTACAGTGGGGAGATTGGGATCGTATGCAGTACGTGGTCTTCACAGACCATATGTCTACAAACGCCTTATACGGCTCAGGCCATTACCCAAAGCTTCAGAAATATCCTGGACTACGTAGCAAGCACAACGCTAACTTTAAGTCAGGCTGGGATGCTCACCGCTGGGTAAAGGAAGAGGGCAAGGGGTTAAACATCAATCCTGAAGACCCGAAGGGCGACGAGAACGGATACCACTTCACCCTTGACGACACACGAGTGATTGATGAGGCGTGGGTTAGGTTGAACGGTTACGAAGTTGGCCTACCTCAAATAGAGCAACTATGGGTTCTCATAACTATTCTCGACGAAGACGCAGTAATCCGTATGCAGTTAAACCCATACGGCAGGCAGTTCCCTGTCGCTTTTGGTGGTCTGTACAACGATCAGCACAAAACGTACAGCCAATCTCTTTACGATCTATTGCTTCCTATGCACGAGATTAGCACATGGTTGCTACGCTCTCGTATCGACAACGTGCAAGCCGCACTGAACAACCTTATTTTCGTAGACCCAACGGCGGTTAGTGTCCCTGACTTGATTGACCGTAATCCGTGGGGTGTAGTCCGAACACTGCCAGGCACAAAGCCAGGTGACGGAATATTTATTGCAGAAGTCCCAGACGTGACACGAGGCCACTGGAACGACATATCTGCAATGTCAGACCTGAAACAGCGTGTCAGTGCCGCATCGGATGCCCAGCAGGGCATGCCAACAGCAGATGGTGTACGAACTGCCACAGAAATACAGAGACTTACTCAGCTAGGCTCTCAGCGCCTTGGTGTCCTTGCCCGTGTTCTTTCTGCTCAGTCAGTTAGGCCGCTAGTAAGGATGATGACAGCGAACTTACAAGATGCCCTAGAATACGAAGGTTCTCTGCGTATGATGGACGGTCAAGCGCCTGGTGAGTTAAGCCGCATGATTGAAGACGGGTACATAGACTTTGACGTATCTATGCTCCAAGGCGAAATCGACTACTTAGTAGTGGATGGGACATTGCCAGTAGAACCAACAAGAAACGCCGAGACTTGGATGAATATGCTTTCTGTCGTCGGTAAATCAGGTCTGCAAATGGAGTACAAGACTGGTCGAATAATCGAAGAAGCTATCCGCGCTATGGGTGTTTCCGACGTAGAGCAGTTTAAGATCAGTAAGGAAGAGGCGGCGCAAGGCCCAACCCCCTCTCAAGAAATGGCCCTTATGGAGAAAGCCCGTGGCGCATCTGTGATGCCTGAAGAGCAGATGCAAAGGGAGATAGAAAAAGGAAACCTAAAGCCAGCAAGGGAGAACATGTAATGCCTAACCCCTCACCAGAGAGCCTAGAGAGCGCCGCAAACTTCTCAGGCATCCAAAAAGAATACGTAGACGCAAAGGTCAAAAGCATAGCTAAACTACTTGTGGCCGAGCTTCGCGCCGAATTAGTACAGCATATTGGAGAAGCCTCGACCCCAACAGTAGAGGACAGGGTTCTCCTAGATTTGGTGAAACGTGTGTCTGACCTAGAAGATCGTTACAACGAGGACGACAGGTATGCCCTCACTACTGCTAAATTAAAACACTTAATGAAGAGTATGGGGATAGAATAGGATGGCCTTTACTAGACCTACTGGCGAACAGATAAATTTTCGTTCAGCCAACACTGGTACACATCTTCTTGACACCTACCTAGAGAACTGTGAGCTAGGGGGACGAACTCTTTATGACTTGCTCGGAGATGTTTTTGACGCAAGCGGAAACCCAGACCCTAACATTTTTGCTTTTCGAGTAGAGGTAGCCACACAAAAACTTCAAGTTCGTGTCGGAACTAGCGTAACAGCGCCTTGGATTGATGTGCCAGAAGGTACTTTCTTCAAGCCTACAGGCGCTTTCCAAGTAGGCGCTGTGTACCAGAACCACGACTTATTCTCTTTCAACGATAATCTTTACATTGTTGCCGAGCCACACACCGCTGGCGCGGCTCCAGACCTGACCAAAGTTATGCTTGCTATATCTGGAGGAAACTCCATTGTCCCAGCGAGCAACGTGGACATAGCTGGAAACTACAACGCTTTCATTAGGTTGAACGACACAGCCTCAGCCTATGAGATTACACCGTTCGCTGACAGCAACATATTTTACGGCTTGAACACTTCTGGCAACGAGATAGAAATTACTACTATAGGAAAGGACAAGGTTCTTTCTGACGCTTCACTTGTTCAAAGTCTTTACAACTATGCCAATGGCATTACCGACCCGCTCGTGACAGACGGCTTCTGGGACTTGACCTACTTAGCCCCTAAAGCACCACCCACACCATCAGTCGTTTACTCCTATACATATGGAGATGTTAATCAAGACGATAACTTCTCAAGTTTGCCAGGTTTCTCATACTCGACTCCTGACAATGACGACGTACAAGAGTTAGCCAATGTTCTACAGAACAAGCCTGCTCACGTTTACGATAAGGGAAATGTGAACTTTCCGTCCGACTATTATTACTTTTGGCTGAACACGATAAAGCCCCACATCATTGCCAACCAGTCAACATACGAAAACATGTTGATACCTTTAGGAACTGGGACAGTTCCTCTTTTCCAAGAGGTACAATCTTCTCAGGCACAGTCTTACGACGTAGACGACTATGACGAGTGGGTAATGTCTAACGGCAACCTAGACCTAGCGGTGGTCGATAATAAATTAGTGGTGAACATACTATGAAGATAGACGTATCAAAACTGGGCTATCGCTGGAAGGGTGAGCTAGACAACGCTACTTCTTACAAGAAGGGTGACACTGTGCGCTCAAATAATGAAGTGCATGTCTTCACGCAGGATAGCTCTTCAAACCACTCAGCTAACTTAACAAAGATGGCAGTAGGTCAAAACGAACTGGCCAAGGGTCAGGTTGCCGTAAATTCCACGTCAGCACCTACAGGTTATGACGGTATGGAGTTACATTCAGCTTCTAGTGGCGGCTCGTTCATATCAGAGTTTCGCCACGGAAGAGAAAAAAATGGCACAAGGGCTGTATCACTAATAAAAACAAACCAATCTGGCGCACAATACTATCCTGGTTATCATCTAGGCGCGATTATGACAGACGGTACTGTCCGCTTGTGGGGCTATCGGGAATCTAGTGCGCTTGGGAGAGGCACAAATAACGTAAACGACATGCTTCCAACAATCGCGGCATTGCCCAAAGACGCGGCTAGAATTAAAAAGGGTTGGTCTTTCCGTTTCCACATGTTTTTGCTGGATGAAGACAATAGGCTTTGGGGTACGGGGTTACGCTCATCGGGGCATGGAGCCAACTCCGAGTCGTTAGTTTTTAAGCCTATAAGCCACGAGGCTGGTTACGCAATACAAGAAGAGATCACAGACATAAGTGGTGGCCATGATTACTATGGCTATCATGGTTTCATGGCGCTTGGCGTTAGCGGGAAGGTGTACGCTTGGGGTCAACAGCGTCAGTATCACTTCGGATTGAGAGACGGCAACGAAGCTAATGTCAATCAGCCCACAGTTGTTCCAATCAGCGAAGAACACCCAATGGCCTACATCTATAACCATGAGGCCACTTACTCTACAAGTCATCTTGTCACTAGGGAAGGTAAGCTCTACACGGCAGGACAATCATCTCGAAACTTACATCCTTATGACACCGCCAATTTCGGACATAGACTATTCGACCCTTGGGGTTCTGAAAACGCAAAGGTGCGTTGGGTTCAGCTTCACGAAAGCGACAGCCACTGGGCTACAGGCAGTCAATACAACCATCATACAGCCATAACGCTAGAGGATGGAAGATGCTACGTTATTGGCAACGGTCACGGTCAAGTCGGTTTTGGAACCGCCTCCACGGATAATGGGTGGGTTTACCAATGGCAGTTAGACGCAAGCAAGCCGTTTCATTATAATGTAGAAAAGCTGATGACCACTAACGGCGGTTACGCCACTGCAATGGCTTGGATGAAGGATGGAACTCTACAGCACAGGGGTTACTCGGTTAGCTCGCCTACTGGCGCTAACACCACAGAGTGGAATCCATTTGACAGCACTACTTCGGGGTATCTAGGGCCAGACATAACAAATATCGTTGATATGAGGGGCAATGGCGGGACGCATGGTGCTTTCTGGATGATCAGAACGTCCGACAATAAATTGATCGGAATAGGCAAAACAAATCAAGGGCCGTCTGGGACAGGAAGCTATGAGAGTAATACCAATGGGATTTCCCCAACAACCGCTAATAACACCCACATGAACTGGGTAAAGTGTCCCGCAAACTTAGTGGACTTTTCTTTGCACGGATACACACAGGCTTCCGATGGATATTCAACTGTCCATGCTCTTGACGATAAGGGCAGAACTTGGGTCTGGGGTTCTGGAAATTATGGGTCAACACAAGACGACGATAATGAAGCAATCGCTATACCCAAGATGGTAACTTACTAGGAGACGTTAGATGGCAACCATTAATTTAGGCACAGTAGGTTTTACGTTCAGGGGCGCATACGATGCCGCCGTAACGTATGCCAAGCAGGATGTTGTTCGAGAAGGCGTGGACACATACGTCAGCCTTGTAGACAGTAATACTGCGAACACGCCATCTACTTCTGCTACTCAGTGGGCTGTATTCACTCAAGGCATTGGGCAAAATACAGGAACCAACAACGGTGGCGTTTGGTATTTTGATGGAACGAACGTAGTCTCTTTAGCGCCTGGTTCAGCGGACGAAGTGCTACGCATTGGTTCAAGCGGAAACCCAGAGTGGGCGCTAGATGATAGTCGTTCAGGTGTAAGGGTGGCTAACCTACCATCTGGTAGGTCTCAGATGATTTACAACAAATACTACGGAGTTATGGAAGACGGTAGCCTACGTGCTTGGGGTTACAACGGCAACTACCAGCACGGCACTGGCTCTGCGACCTCCGCTAAGTCTTACCCTATCAATGTCGGATTTCCTCACGGTTTTGTTGGGTGCCAGTTAGACCAACGTAAACTGTCAAATAGAAACAAAACCACAGTGACGCTCGTTGTGACGCAAGGCACAAGCGGCGGCAACCCTATATTTGTAATCGACGGTGTAGACAACCCTAACATCGACATGACTAAAGGAAACATCTACAAGTTCGATCAGACAGACGGCACCAATACCGAAGACCTAGTGTTCGAGGAAAGCACAGATGGCGGTGTAACCTGGTCTAGCTTGACGCTTAGTGAGATTGGCAACAATGACGTTACCAGCGTTTATACGGCAAGTGGTCTAACTGCTGGCACAGACCGTGTTACTTACATACGCATAGGCGAAGACGAAACGAATATGTATCGCTACGTTGGTTCTACAACTGGCTCCGCTATGGGCAATACCATAACTCTAAACACGAATGGCTTTGTTCAATACTTTAGGCATCAAGGAGGTTACTTCTTCATGCACTATAACAACGCTACTGGTGCTATAGACAGCAACGGTAACGTATGGATGTGGGGCAACAACGGTAATGGCGTGTGCGGGACAGGCTCAACAAGCCATCAGTACACACCATACAACGCTACAGCGAACGCAACAAACAGCGTTAATGGGAAAACGGCAAAGCTATTTGGCCGCGAGGTTGGCGCGGAATCCAACAACACATGTTGCTGGGTTCTATGCACCGACGGCTCAGTGCATCATGCTGGTTACAGCGCTCACGGGCAAACAGGTAACGGTTCAGCCGCCACGAACTACTTTGTGCAAATGCTGAATGTTAATAAGGTCGTTGATATACACCAAAGCTGTGACAACTCACCGTTTCTGATTATGCTAGAAGCTAACGGCGACATAAAGCATGTAGGGTATGGCGGCACATACGGGAACGGGTCTAATACAAACAACTCTAGTGTACCGCTTACAATTACCGCAGTTACTCAAAGGGTTGCAGAAATACTTTATGTAGGCCGCCGCATGACTTTTGTCAGAGACATCGACGGTAACTGCTGGAACTGGGGCAATGATAACTATGGGTTCCTTGCCCGTGCTGGCACTGCTGGCAACTACTCAGCGGCCATCGTTTACAACAACAACGCATCTGGAACTGACTGCGTATGCGAGGCTGTTGGCAATCCTGACGGAGACGCTTACGAAAGTAGCTACATCAGAACGGCAAGCGGCTTAGTTAAGTCCTCTGGGTACAATGGCTATGGCCAGCTAGGGAACGGAAACACAACTCAAGCAACCTCTTGGCAGGATTTAACGGGAACCGTTACCTCATATTGGGCGCATAATGACTTTGGTACATTCCCTCAAGGCGGGTTCCCATCATTCAGCGCAAGAAAAATTATTAAATTACTTGCTATGGGTTCGGCAAGCTATGGCTTCTTCGTCTGTTTGGACGACGAAGGCGCGGCTTATGGATGCGGCTACAATGGTAATGGACAGCTAGGAACTGGTGACACCACAAACCTAAATGCTGGGCAGATACATAGGTGGTTCGTACCCAAGAAACTCATAGATGTTTCAGTTGCTGGGTATGCTCAGTACGGACACACTTGGGGGTTGACTGAAGACGGCCACTTAGTCTGTTCTGGTTATAACGGCGATAGCTGTTTGACAGGTGACGATGCAGAGCGCCAAGACGTTCATAAGTACGTGGTATTTTAATGGCACAGGTAACAATGACAAAGCTTGAGTTAGAGCAACTCGTCGAGCGTTCCGCTCGTCGTGGAGCCAAAGAAGCTCTGGCTAGTATCGGACTGCACGACGAAACAGCAGGCAAGGACATTCACGACTTACGTCAACTCATAGAAGGTTGGCGTGATGTCAAGAAGTCTGTCGTCAACACATTCGTAAAGTGGTTTGTTCTAGTTATACTGGGGGTTATATCAGTGGGTGCATGGACACGCTTCAATGACTAAACAAGAACAAGCAAGAATACTTGACGAGCTTTTATCTTCTAACGGCTGGGGATTGCTACACCAGAAGATGCAAGACGAAATTATCTCAGCGGCATATCAACTTTCAGAAAACAAACAGTTGACTGCTGATGAGATGCACTTCCGAAGAGGGGCTATGTGGGCCGCTCGTCGGATGATAGAACTGCCGACTAATATGAAAATGCTTATTGACAACGAGTTGCTGATGGATGCGGCAACGGCTGGGGCAGAAACCAAAAACCAATAGAGCGCTACGGCCCTCAAGCAACAGTCCGCTACGGCTGACAGGAGAGTAAAATGGCAGAAAGAGATGATCAACTGATCCAACAAATGGCAGGGCAAAAGCTAGGCGACGCAAACGCACAGCCTGCACCACAAGGCCCACCACCACCACAAGGTCAGCCTGCACCGCAGGCTCCGCCACCAGAAAAAGAAACTCCGACAACAGATCAGGAGAAGGCGTCTTCAATGATTTCGCCTACCACAGAAGCTGACAACTCCATGAACGAAAGCATTAAAATGCTTGAGGTCGATTTTGGTGGGGAGAAAAGACAGCTATCCGAGGATCAGATACGGGAAACTTTTAATAGATACCGTGACTTAAACTACAAGCATGCGAATGAAATAAAGCCTGTAGAGCCTGCAATGAAGTTTGTGCAGGACATTATGAACCGTGCGAAGCAAAGCGGTAAAGAAATAAACGGCGAAGACATGGCGCAGTTTTTACAAGCGGCTACTCAAGCTTTTGTAAAAAACCCTCAGATGGGTGGTCAGAAAGACAACACTCCAGACCGACAAGGCGAAAGCGTTACTGGTCAACGAAACGTATCCAGCGAGATGGAAGACCAGATCAAGCGTTGGGAAGAAGAGAACGCGGTTACTTTGCCTCCTCTCTACCGCGATGGTATGGCTCAGATGGCGGCTTTGCGTCAAGAGAACGCTCAGATGCAACAGATGATGAACCAGTTTTTGGCTTCAGCACAGGGCATAAACCAAGACGCGGCAAGGGCGGCAATGTCTGCTGAAGAGCAAGCTAACCAAGCCTATCGTCAACAAGCGGCAAACAACCTGAATAACGCTCAATCTGAGTACGGTCTGCCAGACTCCGACGAAGACGACTTCTTTAACTTTGCCTTCGAGAGAGGTTTTACGTTGGAAGACTTCATCGACGGAGACCTCACTAAGAAAGTGATGGGAGATTACGCCGCAGTAAAGAACACTCCAGAAATGGAGCGTCTACGCAACATGGCTAAACGTCGTCAAGCCTACACAGGCGCATCTTCGTCGTCTCCAGGCTCGCCAGGCGAAAGTTCTGCACCAAATGCAGACCAAGACTTTATGAACAGCGTGGCAGAAAAGGCCATGCGTAAACGTAACTTGATCTAAATTCTTAAAAGAGGGACGACACTACGTCCCTCTTACATTTTAATAACAAGGTACAGTGACGCTACGGCCTCATTTAGCTGTGCAAAATAAGGCTAAAAACAAACTATTAAGCTGTACGCTAAACTGTTTGTAGTGGCCCACCAAATCTTAACGTAACCTTTTGCTGTCAGGAGATAAACATGACCGCTATTACAGGACTACGTGGGACTGGTCAGTTCACTACCGACTTTCGTCCTACGAATTATCGGGAGTTATTTACACTCCTAGAACCAAACGGCACTGCGCCTCTGCAAGCCCTGCTTTCAATGGCTGGCTCAGAAAGCACAGATGACCCGAAGTACAACCACTTCCGCGACGAATTGCCTGACCGCACATTGACTGTTGACGGTGCTATTGCATCTACTTCAACAGGCGCTGTTGTGGTTGACAACGACGATGACGAAGCCTTCGTTGTTGCTGGTACTGTCTTGCAGAACCAGTCAACTGGTGAAATCATGCATGCATCAGCGGATGCGAACCTCGGCACAAACACACTGACTGTTACTCGTAACATCGGTGGTACAACTCATCAGATTGCTGATGGCGACGTACTTGTTATTGCTGGCTTCGCAGACCAAGAAGGTGGTTCTAGCCCAACAGCTATTAGCTTTGATCCAACTCTTGATCACAACTTTACGCAAATCTTCAAGACTGCCGTACAAGTATCAGGCACATTGCAGAACACATACTTGCGTACAGGTGACAAAGAGCAGGAGCAATTGACTAAAGCACTCAAGTTGCACATGGGCGACATTGAGCGGGCTATGTTCTTTGGTCAGCGTCACGAAGCAAACGGCTCAACAGCCTCACCAACACGTTACACTGGCGGTCTGCAAAGCATGATCACTAACGTAACTGACGGTGCTTCTTTCGGTGCAACGGCAAACACTATCACTGAGAAAGAGTTTGACCGTCTGTTGATTGAAGACATCTTCGCATACGGTGCGTCTGAAAAAGTTGCTTTCTGTGGCTCTCGCGTTATTTCCAACCTTATGGAAATCGGCAAGAACCGCTGGCAACCAACCCAGATTGACAACGCTTACGGTGTTTCACTAACACGTTACACCACATACGCTGGCGATCTGTTGGTTTACATGCACCCAATGTTCCGTCAAACAGGTATGGATCAGGAAATGTTCGTCCTAGATATGGCTGAACTGAAGTACCGTTACATGCAGGGTCGTGACACCCAGCTTGTTCGTGACATCCAGACTCCAGACTTTGACGGTGTGAAGCACATGTACATGACTGAGTGCGGCTTGGAAATGACTCAAGCTAAAGTGCATCACCGCATCAAAGGCTGGTCAGCAGTTACCTAAGTCATAGGGACGACTGACTTGTTTCCAAACACATACACTAAGGGCGGGGCAACCCGCCCTTTACTTGTTTGGAGTTAAACATGGCAGTAATTGAGAAGTCTGATAAAACCAGCGCAATTAAGGCAGTCAAGAAAGTAGCGGCTAGTAAAGCTACTCCTGCGCCTAAAAACGATCAGCGCAAAAACAACACAATCTATGTTTCTTCTGATGAAGAA